TCATTTGCGTTTCGCCGCTGCCTGCCGCGCCCGCATTATTTGTCTGGCCTCCCCTGCATATTTTATGATCATCGCCTTTGACGTGTGGCCGCTGTAGCTGGCGATTTCGTCGTCGTCGCATCCAACCCACGCCAGTTCCATCACACCGCGATAACGCAGCGCGTGTTGATCGAAAGCCATAAGGCCCAGCCGCTTGCGTTCGCGCACCATGACGCGGGCCATCGCGTGATAGTCCATCTTGGAACCATCAGCGCGGGTCAGGATGTGCCGTGCTGGATGTGGTGCAAATCCCAGATCAGCCTTGGCCCGATCTAACGCCGCCTTGAGCGCCTCAGTGCATGGCAACTGTAGCGGCGTGTCAGTCTTGTTCTGCCGTAGCTTGAGGCTTTCGCCGTCATAGTCGCCCCATGTGAAGTCAATCCAATCACCGGGACGCTGGACACTACCGACACCGATTTCAAACATCAGCAGAGGCAACGGTTCACCATCGGCGCGCATCAGATCAACCGCCCAATCTGCCCACGGCAAATGCGGTTTCTGACGATCCTTGGGAACCTTGAGGGGCTCTACATCAATCGCCGGGTTGTCTTTGCGCCAGCGTTTACGGATCGCCAGCTTGGACAGCATGCTAATCGCAGTCGGAATGTAATTCGCAAAGCGGACGCGGTGACGGTTCTTTTCCATCGCGTCGTAAATGTCCGGTTGGCTCAGCTTGGACACATCAAGGTGCCCTATTTTTTCCTCAATATACGCGAAGACAGGTTCAAGGTCTTTGCGGTAGCGCGGGGAAAAGCTGGCCCATTTATCGCTTTCGCGCATCGCGGCGATGATCGCCGTCCATGACGTTTTCGCCTCAGCCCGTTTGCCGCTCAATATTTCCCAATACTGACGGTCAAATTCAGCGGTGCCTTGCTCTGCCGTGATCCGGGTCAGCTTGTCTTTGATCCGCACATAGACGCGCCCTGAGGGGTGCTTCCAGAGATACTTTTTCACCATCTCACCTCCCCGATACCGTCAGCAGCGTCACCACGCGCAATCGCTTGCAGTTGCTCCACATCCCAACGCTCATAGCCGCCGATCTTGGTAGGCTTGGGCAAAACGCCATCATCCACCAGCCCGCGAAACTCCGCAGGCTTCATGTCCAGCAGCGCAGCGGCGTTGCGGTCACTTGCAAAGAGAAGGGCGGGACGGTTGGCCATCAGCTGACATCCCCCACAAGAGGATCAACAGTGTGCTGCGCAATCGCGGCCAAGGTGCCACCAAAAACTGAACGTGAGCTATTCATCTGGGTTTCGCTACCGATGATCTCATCCATATCAGCGGACGCCTGAAACCTTATCCGGCCATCGGGATAACTATCGTTTGAGGTCTGACCGTTTGTTTCTCGAAAATCCATGAATGCCCACTTGTGGGAACGCACAACCTCGAACCGAAAATTATTGAGGCTAATTTCATCCCATTCGTTGCCTTGCGCCCAACGGGTTGCGCGCAGCAATATGTCCACGAGGCCGAGGCCGCTTAAGATTGATTCGCCATCAATGCCTTTGAGAACCTGTTTCATTTCGTAGTTAGAGATTTCGACCTTGCCCGCCAGCTTCTCAACCATGTCCTCAGGCGGTTCAGCGCCGTAGGAATGGAAAGCTTCAAGGTCTAGATCACCATCATAATAGCCGCTCACCAGCCAGCCATAGCACTCATCCCATTCCTTGAGCGCATCGCCCGCCTTGGTCGGTGTATCCAGCGCAAGCATACAGCCCAGCATGAAGTGCAGCGCCTCGACACGGGTCATGTGGGGCGGGTTCGGTCCTTTGTGTTTACGGCGAAAACCTGAGTCAGCAAGGGAGCGATCAATCACAACGGCTGTCTTGGGGGGTATCCCCAAGATTTCAGCAAGCATCGGAATGAGTTCTTTAGCTATCATAGAATAAGTGTCGCACACATATACTGCCTTGACAAGAGAATATGTGCGGTGCACAAATAATGTCTCTTCATGACGTTCAACGCGCCAAGAGAATCTTAAAAATCAAGTTAAGGAGAAAAAAATGATCAAGGTTTGCATCATCATCCGGGAACCCGGACGGACGAAACCAGACTATTCGCTTGACTTCAATCTTCCCACGCTGCCGCGAAAAGGCGACTACATCTCAGTTCAGCGCCCGGACAAGCCAAGTCCTTGGGGTGAGGATATGATCGTGAGGGAAATCTGGTGGCGGTTGAACCACCCGGAAACCGGCGGCTCTTCATCCAGCCAGCCCAAAGTAGGTGCTGTCCATGAAATAATGATTGAATGCGAACCTGCCACCAGCCCATATTCTTCCGACAATTGGAAAAAATACGTCGAAGGATATAGTTCCCCTAAGGACGTCCCAACGTTCGATGTTGCCCGCCTAGATGTCCGCGAAGGTGACCTCAAGTAGGATGCGCGTTGCACTTTCGCAATTGCTTGCTACCGGTCGCAGAGACCGGTAGCAATATATCAATGATTGTCTGGCGGACTGAAGTCAGAAAAATGGAGGAATGTATGTCGATTTTTAAAGCTGGTGTTCAATACGACGATTTCACTGGGACGGTGGCGGCAGATATAGCTGACAGAGTGGAAATGCTCAAGCACCTCCAAGAGAAAGGCTTAGCCAAAGATACCGAAGGGGTGGTCGGCTACCGGATCGTTTTTGGTGGAAACCATGGACGCGAAATCGAACAACCCGGCATTGTCGTCTATCTCCGCGAAGGAGGTTTCGATAAACCATCGTCGATGGTTCGCGCTGTAGATGTTCCAATGTCAACGGCCAAGTTTTTCTCATTCTTCAAGCGATTTGATCTTGTTATGACGCAAAAGGGAATGTCTTTCGATGACGTGGAAGTCGATGGGCCGCACTATGATTGATTGTTGCGGCCCAAAGCTGAGCTAAACTTCAACCCTCCCAATCCACCAGCTTCAACGCCTCGGACGGATCGACACCGGCGTCCTTGGCCAGTGCCAATGTCTGCACAATAGCGCCAAGTGCCCGCGCACGGCCCCCAGCGTCAAACGCCTGCAATGGCCGCATCACGTCGAGCGTGACAGGCTGGCCCAGCTTCTCACTGGCCTCTTGCCCGATCATCGCGGCAACGGGCATGAGCGCCCATTGTGCAAGGTGCCTTTGTGCCTCCCTCACCATCGGGCCGGTGACGCTGATATTGCTCAGACCGGGCAGAACACCGAACACCATCTCGATACTGGACCGCGATGCCGCCAAGGTTTCTTTCGTCATGGCTCTGGACAGATCGGGCGACACATCGCTTGGCTTCAAATCAGTCTGAGGTGCAGGCCCGCCCGCCGCCGTGACGTTGACGGACTCGCGCACCAGCACCTTGCCCCGGAACCCACGGAACCCACGGGCCAGATCGCTCATGTCCTGATCGGGTGCCTCAGGGAACGGAATGACAGACGATCCAAGCGGCGCGTTGGCATAGACTTCCGCCAGCGCAGATTCCATCGTCTGCAACAGGCCCGCCGTCAGACGCGCCCGCCGCAAGGGGGATTGCCCAACGTAGGGCATACCCATGTCGCAGCCGATCCGCAGATGCAGAACCTCAGCCGCCAGCACCGTTTGCGTGGTGCCGCCGCCGGTGTCAGGGATGCCGACACGGTAGGCGACAGGCTTGGAATAGCGCGTTGTCAAATCCCAATCGGAACAAGGCAACAGGCCGGTGTCGCTGATCACGAACACCGCCTCGCCACGCATGGCCAGAGCGCGGGCCGCAAGGGCCAGGACGCGCGGTGTCAGCATGTCGGTGCCGTCCACGTCCGCAAGGCTCAAGCCGCCTTCCCAGAGGCTCACACACCCCTGCACCGTGCCTGTCAATTCGGCCACGCCGTCCACGCCGCTGATATAATCGGCCCGCGCCTGCATCACTTGCGTGGTGTATCCGGTGCCACTGGATCGGGTCTCTACCAAGTTGGTAGAGACGCTTTTCTTAAATGGCCACATCACTGCGCCCTCCTGTAATTGCGCAGCAGATCGCCCGCGCCTGAATTTTGCATTGCCTTGGCCACCCACGCCGGGTTTCGATCCATCGCTTCCTTGATCGGGCCGATCTCCACGGACGTTCGGGACGCCCCAGCCGTGCCCGGATCATCGGCCAGATATTCAGCCAACCGCCGGAACGCCTCAGAGACGGGTGCAGGCACATCACCCGCGCCAACCTGTGCCGTGATCCGGAAGGTGCCATCACGCGGCAGACAGACGCCCAGAGGCCCGTCCAGCAGCGTCAGGGCTTCCCATGCCGCGCCGTCCCAGACATGCGCCACACGCGACACCACAGGCGTCAGACGCGGGTGGAATTGATCGCCCCCGCCGCCCGTCAACGTCCACACCACTTCCCGCACGGTCCATCGGTGCGAGGTGTAGGCTTCAATCCGTGCCCAGAGCATCGCAGCATCAAGCGCCGCCGCTGCCGTAGACAGGCCCGCCGGTGCCGTTGGATAGTCAGCCGGGACCGCCTCAAATTGTTTGATCAGATCAATCATGTCACGCCCTCCAACGGCTTAAGGTGCGGTGCAGGCCGGTGTCGCAAGTTGTGACAGCGCCCCAATTCCGCGCCTCGATTTCCGTCTCCGAATAGGCGGGACGGGACACCAGAGAGAGTTCAAACAAGATCGCCTCGAAGATCGTGCGGATCATTGCGCGCCCTTCGCTTGGGTCTTCCTCCGTCACTTCCTCAGCGTTCGGGACCGTCTGTTGCGGCGGAATGCGGAACCCCGGCGATATACCCACGATCAGCCCCGCCGAGAGAGACGCCAGCACGTCAGACACATAGCTGACCTGCATCATCTCAGGCGCAATCGTCGCGTTGAACACCAGCGCCTCAGGCGTGTCATCCAGCAGCAACGTGCCCGCGCCCCGGCTGGCAAGGGGCCGGTCGAAGCTATGGCCCACCAGCAAGTGAACCTCTTGATCCGTCTCGACCGAATGCCGGAACGCCCCCGGTGCAAATTGTTCCTTGCGCGGTCGGCCCGTGCGGCCCCCATCACTGAGGACCGCGCGGCTGTTATAGGGAAACCGGCCTTGCAGGCGAGCCGATCCGTCCGGTTTGCGGCGCAGTTCAAGCCCGCCGTGAGCAAAGCCGGTCAACATCACTGGATGCCAGTCAGGACGCGGGTTTGAACCGCGCGGCTGATTGTGGTGTCCATCGTGCTCAGAGCCGTCAGGCGCAGGCCACCGGATTGCGCATCGGCATACGGATCGCGGATCAGATCGACCGCGCCCCACAGGCCCACGAAGACAGGCGCAACACCGCCCGCAGAGGTTGTCAGCAGCGCCTTGCTTTCCAACGGCGTTCCGGCGGGTGCAGGCAAGGCATTGTGCGACATGACAACCGTGCTGATGTATTTCGTCAGCCGCTCCCACTCGGTCACTGCCGTGCCGCTGATGAACGCGCCATCCATCGCGTCCCAGACTTCTGGACGGATCAACAGGCGCACCGCGCCGGGACCGGTTGCCGCATTGGCCGTCATGAACGCGACAACCTCAGTGCGGATAGCCGCCCAGGACGCCGCCGCGCTCAGATCAGTCTCAGCAATGCCCCAAGCCGTCGCGCCGGTGAATACGCCGGTAGGCTCGCCGCTGGACCCCGAACCGTTGAAGATTGCCCGGTCCATCTCTTGTTGCATCGCGCCCGCCATGTCGCGCCGGATTGCCTGTTCCAGCGCAGCACCAGATTGCAGCAGCGTCTTGCGGCTGATCCGCATCTGGATGCCCAACGTGTGATCGGGCTTCAATGGGCGGTCCAGCGTCGTGTAGGCAGACGGCCCGGGCACGTTGCCGAGTTCGGTTGCCTGCCAACCCGCAGAGATTGCAGACGTGGTGACAGGGGTTTCCTGCCCGCCGGTGCCGATATTGATCATCTGGACGCCCATCTGCGCCGCGACAGACGCCGGGAACAAACGCTCGATCAGTGGACGGGTGACAATCGGATCAGGGGTGCCGCTGGCAATGGTTTCGCCCGCGCGGGTTTCAAGCGCCGCGTAGGGCACGGGGATGCCGCGATAACCGCCTTGCGACCGCAATTCGGTGACGATCTCTGCCGTCTGGCCAGACAAAGCACGGCCTTCGTCCAGAGACAGCGCGACCTGTCGCATTTCGAACCCGGACATGATCGCATTCCATTCGTTTTCGGAACGGGTTTCAAGTGCGGCCCCGGCTTCCCGGCGTTCGGTATCCTCGGACACCAGCGCAGCCCGGAACCGGGTTTCGTTGGTGCGATATTCTGCATCCAGCGTTTCCATGGACCGGGTTTCGTCCGTAGTGGGCGCGTCCTTGCCCACAAGGCCAGCGAGTTGCTGACGGATTTCCGACTGACGCCGGGTGATTTTCAGTGAATCAAGCATGGTGATTTTCCTTTTGCTCGGTAGGGTTTCGCTGCATTTCGCGCAGCAGATCGCGCCATTGCTGGCGCTTTGGGGTCAGGGGCTTGTGCCCCACCTCAATTCGGGTTTTCCGGGCATGGCAGGCACCGCAAAGCATCTGTAAATTGCTCAGCGTGTAGGCCAGTTCTGGGTGTGTCTTGACGGGCAGGATATGATCACATTCCAGCCGCTTATGGGTGCCACACTGGACACAAGCCCAGCCGTCACGATCCAGCGCCTGCATCCGCAGAGCCTTCCAACGCGGGCCGCGCGTCACCTTGGCGCTATGCCGTTTGTATTCGTTGCGCAGCTTGCTCATCGCCGCACCTGCAATTCGTAGCAAATCACAACGCCATCCGGCCCCAGGACGCCAACGCGGTGGATGCCATAGACGATCCCGCCGATTGTCAGCGTGTCGGACGTGTTCGGTGCAACGCCCGCCGTCATGAACACCCGCAGGTCATCGCCCGCGATGGACAGACCGGCAAGTTCCTCAATCGTGTAATTCGTCACCGCGACCGTCACGGTGTGATTAACCGGCACACCGGGCATAGGTGCCCACGGCGGGCCAGCCGGTGGCCCCAGTTTTGTGAGTGTTGCCGTCTGCCCGAACCGGGCAATCAGCCGCGTGGCCGTTGAAGTCATCCCCATGCGATGCGCCCTCCTTTATGTTGTGGCCTGCCCATGATCCGCGCGCCCTCAGCAACCGCCAGAACAGCGGCACAAGCGGCGTCGATCCGGCCCATCGACCGGCCCTTTACGATTTTGGAATTGCCCGCCGGATCAATGAACACCGCCGCCTCGCCAATGGCGTGACGCAACAGCAGGCTTTCGGAAACGTGCAGGTTGCCGTCGAACACGAACCGCCGGAACCGCTCCACGTCTTCGCTGCCGTCCTTGAACCCCATGCCGCGCCAGATCACCGGGGCGCGGTTGCCGATCTCTGCCAGCGCGTCACCGATCTCGGATTGCTTGAACCGATCGCAGACAATCGCCGCGACCGTCTCGCCCTCGACGTGACCGACAACCCGGCGCAGCCATTGCGCCAGCGGCACGGTTTTCTGCCCCATCAACGCCAGCTCGCCGCGCTTGTGCATCTGCGAATAAAGATCACCGACAGCATCGCCCTGCCCACGGGCCTCAAGTGTCGGGACAGTGCCGAACGCGCCCCACGCTTCCAGCCGTCCAGTGTCGGGCCAGAGATAGGCCACGGCGCTCATGGATGCCGACTGGCCTTGATCCAGCCCGATCACAACCGGCCCGCGCCGGGGTGGCAGATCGTCGGTTTCGCATTGCAGCCATTCGTTCAAATCCAGCAGTGCATCCCGGTTGTCCTCAGACACCCGTTCATTGCGAGACAGCAGCCGGAACCGCGACAGGGCAGAACCACCACGGGCCAAGGCCAGCGCCGCGTCCTCTTTCAGCCGCGTCATCGTCGGGCCGATGCCATGCTTGGAACCGGGATTGGCAATCGCCAGACTGTCCAGATCGTCAACAGGAAGGTTCGGTGTCGGGCGGTGTTCTTGGCGGTAGACGCCGGGTGCATCCCGATCCAGCCAAAGGCTAAACGGGTGCATATCATTGCTTGCCGAGGTGGATATGATCAGGGCCTTGCCGTCACGCTTTGAAAGGCCCGTCAGCAACGCCGCTTCCAGTTCGTCGCCTTGGGCAATGGGCCAGTGGCCTCGTTCGTCCAGCACCGCCAGCGTCGGGCTGGACCCAAGCGCAGACTTACCGTCTGCCGAGATTGCTTTGATCAGGTGCGGGCCGTTGTGATCGTCATACTGGATTTCAAAACGGGGTTGCCGCCGGATCGTGATCCGCTTCTGCACATCGTCGGGCAGAGTCTGGATAAATGACACACAATAAGTCCAAGCGATTTTGGCCTGCTCTTGTGTTCGGGCCGCGATGATCACCTCACGCTCGGGCGCGTCAGACCATGCGCCCAGCAATTCACCGGCGCAGAGCATGGCCGAGACAGCCGACTTGCCATTGCCGCGACCGATGGACAGGCACGCCACGTTCACCCCGTCAGTGAACGCCCCGTCGATGAAACGGTTTTGATATGGTGCCAGCTTGACCGCACGCCCCGCCAGCCGCCCCGTGGGGACCGTCAGGGACTTGCAGAACCGCTTGACTTGGGTGGACCGCTTCATTCCTGCCACCGGGCCGTGTGTGTGGAATGAAGACCCACCCCCGCGACCCCCCGGCCCCTTTGGAAAGGGGGCATTGGGACCATCTCAACCCCGCGAACAATCGTAACACCTCCTAGAGGTGTGTTACGTTCGTTACGCTTGCAGGGGTCAGAACATGTTCCGAACAGTTCGCAGTTGTTACGTTCGTTACGCTTAATCATCATCTTGAACCCTCCAAACATGACCGCCAAACTCACGGACCTCATCCATGTCCATCAGCTTGTCCTTGGCCCGCTTGAACGCCATGCGAGCCGCAGCATCGGTTCCACCCGTGGTAAGCCCGTGGACGGCACACGCCTCACGCCAGTGATCCACATCAACCACCTTGCGGTTGGTCGGATAGCAGTTGCCGCTCCGGGTCGTGCCGTGGTCACGCATCGCATCGTTGAGCGCCTGAATAGCCACCTCATTCTTGCCCCGTATTGGCTTGCGGGTTGGTGCCGGTGCGTCTTTGGCGTCCACCACGGCGCTTGTGACAGGCTCACCGTCCTCATCCATGCCAAGCGTGACCGAGCGCAGCATGAAGTGAAGCGGCTCAGGCTTTGCGCGGTCACGCACTTTGCGGTTTACAATTTCACCATCAACCGTGACCTCAATTTCATCATCAACCGCACCCCGGAACGCAGAAGAACCACGCGCACCGCGCTCAGTATCCTTGCCGGTGTGGTGGATCACCATGACGTGCGCACCCGTGGCCTCACGGATCAGATCACAGTTGCGCACAAACATTGCCGCGTCCTTGGCCGTGTTCTCATCACCCCCGCCCATAGACCGCGCCAACGTATCGACCACCACCAACGCGGGGGCCTCATCCGGCATAATCTCACAGACCGCCAAGGCGTCACCTTGCCCGTGCAGGTCCAGCCCAATAGGCAACAGCGTGAAGGGCGCAGACGCCATGTCAGGGCGGTTACGCTTGATCGCTGCAAGGCGGTTGCGGATACCCGCGCCACCCTCAGCAGCGATGTAGAGGACAGGCCCGCCGTTGACGCGCAACCCGCGCCACGGCTTGCTTGCCGCGATGTGCATTGCAATATCTAGCGCCACGAACGTCTTGCCCGCATTGGACGGACCGTAGAGAATTGAAAGGCAACCACGGTCTAGCCAGCCCTTGACCAGATAGTTGCTGGTCAGCACCGCCTCGATTGCCGACAGGCTCACAAGGCGGTTCTCGATTTCGGTTGCGCGGTTCGGCTTCATGTTGAGGGACGCGGGCGCGGGCATTGTACCGTTAGGAGCAGGCATCCCGGGCATTGTCGGTGGGACCGGGAATTGTTCCGCTAGGGTTCTGCCCTGCCACTTTTGGTTGATCACAGTCATGGCACCCACCTCCGCGCAATGTCGGAAAGGTCAGCACCGTTCTGACGTGCGAGCGCCGGGACCGTTGCCCAATTTACGCCGTTTCGCTTGAAGCTGCGCCACTTGGCGACAACCTCACCATTGCGATATTTCGCGCCGGTCGCGCTCCACCGATCAGCAAGGGCAAGCCCCTCATCAGAGCCGTTGAAACGGTTGTGCAGAGCCATCAGGACGGAAACCCAATCCTGATAGGACATGTCCGCCGGAATGTGGGTCAGCAGTTCCTCAATCTCCCCCGTGGGCGTGATCCGGTCAAAGGTGCGGGCCGGTGCGGGTGGCGTGTGCAACAGCATCGCCCGCAAACCCATCGGGACGGGCGGCAGATCGTCGGGAAAGAACCCCAGATAAGAACCACCCTCAGTCCACGAACCGGGCGCGACGACATAGCCGCCTTCGCCGCGTGTGTCGATTTTCGGGCCTATCTTGGACGTGGTGTTGCGGCCCCCGTCAAAGTGCTGGCAATAGATGTGACGCCCCCCTGAGGGGGTATGCACGTTGGCACGGTCCAGCAGGGACGCATAGCGTGGCAGGGCCTTCAATGATGCCTCACCAACGGGTTCACCCGTCACCTTGTCCAAGTCGAGATCAATGACAAACAGGCCGTTAGCTGCACCGCACGGGATGCCCCATGCTTGCGCACCGTTGGCCTGCCACTGGGCAATGGTGTGCGGGTCGCGGGTGGCTTTTGTCTGCCAACCTGCAATCAAGGGTGCCTTGTCAGGCCCCGCCGGAAAGATGTTGAACGGGATGCAAGGGATACTCATGCCGCCACCCCGCAAAAATGGGTGGCAATGATGCGCGGAACCGTGATATAAACCGCTGAGAAATAGACGCCTTCCACAACGTCTTTAGCGCCGTTGAACCCTGCAAGGTTCGCGGCGTTTTCTTTTGTCAGGTCGGAAAAGTCATGGGTATCAGGTTCACCAGCCGTTCCGGCTTTGTCCTGATACTTTTCAGCAGCTACATCATTGTTTTCGTTGTGGAAAGCGGTGGATTGCAAATCCGTGTACATGAGTTCGATTCTCATACTCGCCTCCAATAAAATCAATGACTTGTATCATTTTCCGTCTCCCTTCATTTAATTTTTGAAACATCCGTTGAAACTTTCATGTTTCGATCTTGTTCCGTTCCATGCTGTTTCGTGCCTCCTGAGCGCGGGTAGCCAGCTCTCTTTGCCGGATCGGCCCGCCATATTTTTTTAACATTTCCACGCCGGAGTGACCCGTAACCGCTTTGACCATCTCGTCATCACATCCAGCTAGATAAAGCTCGATCGTCGCGTTCTTCCTCAAGCCATGCGTTTTGTAGTAAACTGCCTTCTCGTGCTTCATCTTCTTTTTGACGGTGCGCATTTCTTCAGCGACAGTACGATAATTGACTGATCTACCTTTAGCGTCGGTAACAACGGTTCCCTCAAGACGCTCTAGCCCGTTCAAGTGCGCCTGGAGGCGATCTGTAAGCGGGATCCAAAGCGGCTTGTCGGTTTTGCCCTGAGTAAAATCGAATCCATCATCAGAAAAATGTGCCCATTGCATTTTGACGACATCGCCAATGCGCTGCCCGGTACCAATGCAAAGCTCGTAGACCAAACGTGCGCGTTCGGAAGCGAGGGCTTCGAACTCGGCGCGCACATCATCGGGCCAAGGCTCCCACCCGTCGCTTTGCTGCTTGAATAGTGGAATGCCTTTGGCCGGATTGCCGTGCTCTTTCTTGATGAAGCCAATCAATCGGGCGTGGTTCATCAAGACGACCATGACTTGGACAAGATAGTTGGCTTGCCGCCAATGATCCGCATTGGCGCGATGCAACTCATAAATGTGGTGCGTTTCAATCCGAGCCGGATCTTTCTCTGCCCAGATATCACGAATGTGGCTGATATATCGCCGGTAATCTGATTTCGTCCGAGGCTTCAGCTTTGTGTAAGCGTCGCTCTCGAAGTAGCTAAGAATAAGCGCTTCAAAGTTGCGTTTGACAGGTGCGGGTGCAGGCTTTCCCTTTAGCAACCGATTGTAGTGATCCCAAAACTCCGGCGAGCCCGCCTCCTCCTGCATCATGACGGCGATGCCACGCGAACGCCGAATAAAACGCAGATACCCTCTGTCGTTATAGACATATTTTGGCAGGCTCTTTCGGGTCATTCGCCCATCCTCAAATCACCGTTGAGGAAGTCGTCGGCCACTTCAGCAGCCACCATGTTAGCATCAACGATGACGCTCCCATCGGGCCTAATCTCGAATTTTGCGCGCTGCCAGCCCGCCTCCCGCGCTTCTCTGATGAAAGCCGAAGCCGCTTGCTTTGCTTTCGCCTGCACACTTGCTTTGGTCATTGCCTTGAATCCTTCCCGCCTCACTAACGGCGCGCATTATCACTCTGATCTATGTTGATTTTCCCAATGGGGCGAAGCGCTAAGCGCCTATCCTTTGCAGCCCGTATGGCGCGGATCACTTCAGAGTTTTGGGAATTTCCGTTCCGGTCAGATTCCGCCCTTATCCACTCTTTGAGTTCTTGCGGCAGTCGAAGCTGCATTGGTTTACGACTGTTCATGAAGCGCCTCCAGATTCAAATTTCACTCATTAATGGCACTTAGCCACTATTGCGTCAATCAAATTCCATGGCATTGTGCCATCATGTCAGAACAAAGCGCTCAAAATCAGGATAAATTCATCGTACGGTTGCCCGATGGGCTGCGTGATCGGATACGGCTCGCAGCCGAAACCAACCACCGTAGCATGAACGCAGAGGTGGTCGCCCTCCTTGAGGAAAACTATCCCGTACCGATCCCGGATAAACTCGACGACCCAGCCGCCAGGCTTCTGTTTTGGCTCGCCAAACGAATCCGCCGAAGAAGCCCAAAACCGGGCTCTCCCCGAGACAAGCAAGCCGCCCTGTATGAACGGATTGCAGGAGATATAGCTGAACGTATGAAGAATATTGAGAAGTAGCCCTAATAGCTCACCCACTCATGCCCGCTATTGCCTTCGTAATCTTCCCATTCAATACCAACTCCGCGTCGCCAATTGGATGAAGAGCAATGTCGTGTGGGTAAAACCCATTGCGGGGCTGCCGCTGGTATCGTGCGTTGCCAGCCGAATTCACCCTGCGCGCCGTAGGTGCCCAGTCGCATGGTGTACCTCTCAGAGCAGTCGTCGTCGCGGCCGCGTTCGCGATGGCTATAGTGACGCACGTCCCACACACGGATCGAGCGGACAAAATCGAACTCCAGGCCGCTGATGTCGATATCGGCACCGCCTTCCACCACTTGCGCCAGGATGACTTGACCAAGAGACGGGCCAATTTGGTTGCTGACTCCCCAAACTCTTGGGGCTGTGCTTTGCAACGGGCCTCGGTCAGCCACCCCCATCGGACAGCGCCAAATCTGTAAGGGCGGCTCAATTGGCCACGGCGTGATCCGCCGGATGAACACAGCGCGCGCATGCGTACATTCGGCCGAGGCTGGCCATCCACCTGCGAGGCAGAGGAGGATCGCACAATCGACCGGATAGGCCTGGGCGGGTTGCGTGGTTACCAAAGAAGCCAGCGAAAGCGCGGCAGCCTTAAGCAATTTGTGGATCAAGCCCCTCACCAT